GCGATCTCAGCGCCACGCCCACGGGCGCGACGCGCGGCGAGGAGGTCATGCTGTCGGCCGACGATCACCGCCGCAACGGCCTGTTCGCCGTCCGCGACATCCTCGGCGTCAACCGCGTCACCTCCGAGCTGATCTGATGGCGGCCGCGTCGACCTTCATCGCCTACGCGCTCCAGGGCGACACGCTCGACCTGCTGGTCTGGCGCGAGCTGGGCGCGGGCTCCGGCGTGGTCGAGCAGGCGCTCAACTTAAATCGCGATCTGGCCGACGCCGGCGCGATTCTGACCGAAGGTCAGGCCGTGGTCCTGCCCCTGTTGCTCAAAACGCCCGCCGCCACCAACGACATCGTGCAGCTTTGGAGCTGACCGCGCTGCGGTCAGGAAACACATGAAAAAACTCGACAGCCTGCGCGCCTTCCTGACCGGCTACATTCCCGCCCTGCGCCGCGCGCCGGACAAGCTGGACATGGCGGTGTCGCGCGGCCACCTCGTAAGCTGGATGACGAGCGCGCTCGGCTTCGAGTACCGATTCACGGCCTCGCTGGTGATCGAGGATTACGCGGGCGACCCCGACACGGTCTTTCTGCCGCTCATCCTTTGGGTGCGCCAAAATCAGCCTGAGCTTCTGCAAAACCACGATCTGGCCGACAACCAGATCGCCTATCAGGTCGACCGCATCGACGCCGACACCGTCGACATCGCCGTCACCCTGCCGCTGACCGAAACCGTGCGCGTCGTTCCGCGCCCCGACGGCTCCGGCGCCGACCTGATCCACGTCGACGAACCCGGCCTGGCCGACAGCGTGATCGACGTCGATCCCGCCGGCGCCCTGCTGAAAACCCTGTACGCCAACGGCGATCTGCTGTTGCCGGAGGATGATGCGAATGGCTGATTTCGAGGGCTTCGAAGCGCTGGAGGATCTGGTCGCGGATATTCTGGCCCGCACCCAACCCAGCCGCCGCAATCGGACGCTGGCGGACATCGGGCGTGTCCTGCGTAAGAGTCAGGCCGACCGCATCAAGGCGCAGAAACAGCCTGATGGCGAATCCTTCCCGAAGCGCAGGAAGAAGCTGCCGATGCGTAAGCATCTGTCGGCCACGAAATTCCTCTACCCGATGCACGGATCGGGCGCGCCGCGCGTCGTCCTGATGAAATCGTGGTCATTCGTCGGCCGTCGCTACATCGTCGGCTACGACATCGAGGACGGCGCGACGCGCACCTTCCGCCGCGACAAAATCATCAAATTCCTGCCCGTCGACGCCGCCGACCAGAACAAGAACGCCGGAAAATGGTACACGCCCGGCGCCCGGCAACAGGCCATGTTCAAGCGCATCCGCCTGCCGAAGTGGCTGCAAGGCTGGTCGGAGACGGACGCGGTCAGCGCCGGTTTCCGCGGCGACGTGGTGCGCATCGCGGAAAGTCATCAGGAAGGCCGGGACTGGCACCCGAAGCGTATCCTGATCGGCCTGTCGCCCGCCGACGTGCGCATGATCGAGGACAGGATTGACGAACTGCTGGGGACGGGCGGCTGACGGCGCGCAGGCGGCGTTACGCCGGGGAATGCGTTTTGAGCCAGTCCTTGAGCGCGTCGTTCATGCGCGTTTGCCAGCCTGCGCCACTGGCCTTGAAGCGCGCGATGACATCCTGATCCAGCCGGATCGCCACCTGCTGCTTGTTCGCCGCCCCCCTGGGGCGTCCCCGCCGGACCACCGTTTCTCCGGCCTTCAGGTCGGCGGCGTCGAACCATGCGTCCGTCAGTTCCGGCGCATCGTCCGGATCAACCCAGACGGTCTTGGTATCGGGCTTGTTCACGGTCATTGGCCTTCCTCATCGAAATGATGTGGCGAACCGCGCCACGCGGCGTCCAGACCAGAACGACCATGCGCTCCCGAAGCAGGCCGACCGTGATCATCCGGGTTTCGCCGTAGTCGAACCGGGCGTCCTCCTGCTCGAACACCAATCCGGCGAACACCTCAGGCGCATCGGAGAAATCCAGACCGCGTTCAGCCAGGGTGATGTCGCGCTTGGCCGGGTCGAAACTGATGTCCATAATTTTTTGTAGATGCAAAAATATCATGTGTCAACATTTTTTGCATATGCAAATAATAGCCAGACAAACAGGCTCCGGCGGCTGAGCCGCCTATTTCGTCATCAGCGTGAAAATCATGCTCACCGCTCCACCCAGCATGGTCACCAGCGTGGCGATGGTCCAGAACAGCGCGCCCTCCTGTTTTTTCACGAGGTGGTCCAGCGTCCGCTGCATGCCGGCCTGCGCGGTCTCGATGCCCTTATAGCGCTCGGCGCAGATGTCCTCATGCGATTTCAGGGCGTCGTGGGCGCGCTCGGCCTCGCGCAGGGCGTCGGCTACGGTCGGTCGGGTCACTTGGTCTGGCCTCCGGCGATGGCGTCGATCAGGGCGGCGCGCCTGGCCTCGCAGTTCACCAGCGCGCGTTCCTGCTCGATCGAGAAATGGGCGAGATCACTCACCGTTTTGACCGCCGCCGGGTCGGGCGACCGGCACGGCTGCTGCGCCGCCGGCGGAATCATCACCAGCGCCGGCGTCGGCCGCGGCGCGCACGCGCTCAAGACCGCCGCGCCAAGCATCGATAACAGGGCTGTCGTCGCACCCCGGCTGGGGCGCGTGGGCGGGAACGGCGTCAATCGCATGGTGGGCCTCCTGCGCCGCGCGCGCGGCGCGGTCGGTTGTGATGAGTATCTGGCTTTCGGCCTTCGCGGCGGTCTGCGCCGCCGCCTTGACCGCCGTGGCCTCTGCCGTCGCGGCCTTGGCCGTCGCTTCGGCGCGCTGGGTCAAGGCCCGCGTCATGTATCCGGCGCCGAACGCGGCTCCGGCGATCATCAGGCAGACCAGCGCGTCCGTGACGGCCTCTTTGATCGTGTCCGGCATCACGACGCCTCGCACATGGCGCGCTCGCGCGCGCGGCGCAGCACCTGACCGCGCACCTTGTGCTTAAGCACATAGACCCACGGGTTCATCTGTGCGCAACTGGCCTTGATCCGCCCGTCAGCGATTAACCGGCGCGCCGCGATCATGGTCTGGTATTTCGTGCTGCAAAACGCCCCGGTGTTGAAATCGAACCGCGCCCAGCGGCCAAGCTCGGCGTCGACCTGCTGCGCTGGAACGGCGCTTATCAGGACGACTCGGACGGTTCGGTCAGCGCCGTCGAGATCATCATGCGCGGCAATCACAATGAGATCGACATGGGTTCGGCCAAACCCGGCGAAGGCGGCGAGCAGTCGAACAAGGTCAGCCTGACCTATTACAAGCTGACCGTCGACGGCGTCGACCTGGTCGAGATCGACATGATCAGCGGCCTGCTGATCACGAACGGCGTCGACCGGACCGCCGACATCCGCAACGCCATCGGCGCTTAAGACCTCCTCCCTGAGCCTTGGCCCCGGTGATGACGTCGCCGGGGCCATTTTTTGAAAGCCTCATCATGACCGACACCAACCTGTCCGACGAAATCGAACTCACCACGCCCGTCATGCGCAAGGGCGGCGACATCAAGGCTGTGCGCATTCGAAAACCGCGCGGTGGCGAGTTACGCGGCCTCGAAATGAGCGCCGTCGTCCGGGGTCAGTACGACCAGACGGCGGTGTGCCTGTCGCGCTGTACGCAGCCTGCCCTGACCGTGGCGGAGATCGACCAGCTCGACCCATTCGACCTGGGGGCGCTTTCGGGCACGCTGGCCGGTTTTTTTATGATGCGGCCGAGCAAGGCTACTTCGACGCTTCAGTAGACGAGGCCGCGGCGGACATCGCCGCCATTTACGGCTAGCAACCCGATTACCTCTACGGCCTGCCGTTCGATGAGCTGCTCGCTCATCACCGCCGCGCCCTACGGCGCTACCAACTCATGAACGGAATCGATGAGTAACCGCCATCAAGCAGCGAAGCGATAAGGCAAAGGAGAAATCTAATGGCCGAAAAGAAACTTGCCGTCTCCGTCTTCCTCAAGGGCTTCGACAGCCTGTCCGGCCCGATCAAGATGATCGCGGGCGTCTCCGACGACGCCAAAACTAAGATCCGTAACCTGACCGACGCCGCCCGCGCGCAGAAGGGCGAGTTGGCCGACCTGCGCGACCAGATGCAGCGCGCCAGCGGTAACGTGACCGAAATGGTGGATCGTGAGAAGCGACTCGCCGCCCAGCTCGAACGCACCACGAAGCGCATCGATCTGGAAAAAGCCGCGCAAAAACGCCTTCAGCAGGCCCGCGAAGACGCCGACAAGGCGCGCGACGCCGGCGAAAAGAACCTGAAGGCGGGCGCCCTGCTCGCTGCCCCGCTCATCCTCGCCGGAAAGGCGGCGGAGGATTTTCAGGATGGCATGACGGACATCCGGCAAAAAGCGGACCTGTCAGCGGCCGCCACGCAACAGCTTGAAAACCGCATCATGGGCGCGGCGCGCGCCGCCGGCCAGATGCCGGAGGAGATGCGCAAGGGCGTGGATTTTCTGGCGGGCGCCGGTCTGGACACCGACCGCTCCATCGCCATGATGCAGCCCATCGGCCGCGCCGCGACCGCCTATCGCGCGCAGATCGAGGATCTGTCGAAAGCCTCTTTCAGCGCGGTCGATAACCTCAAGGTGCCGTTCCAACAAACCGGCCTCGCCATCGACATGATGGCCAAGGCGGGCAAGGACGGCAACTTCGAGCTTCAGGACATGGCCATGTACTTCCCGCAACTCACGGCGGCGGCGCAGGGTCTCGGACAGCACGGCGTCGGCGCGGTCGCAGATCTGGCCGCCGCGCTTCAGATCGCGCGGAAGGGCGCGGGCGATTCCGCCTCGGCCGCCAACAACGTCCAGAACCTGCTGGCCAAGATCAATTCGAACGAAACCATCGCCAACTTCAAGAAGTTCGGCGTCGACCTGCCAGCCGCGCTGAAAAAAGCCTATGCGGACGGCAAGACGCCTCTGGAAGCCATTGCGGATCTGACGCAGAAAACGACCAAGGGCGATCTGTCGCAGATCCCCAAGCTGTTCAATGACATGCAGGTGCAGAACGCGTTGCGCCCGCTGATCCAGAACATGGCCGAGTATCGCCAGATCCGCGCCGACGCCATGAACGCCGCCGGCACGGTCGACGCCGACTTCGCCATCCGATCACAAAACGCTTCGGCGCAGGCGCGCATTCTGGCAGGCGATGTCCAACATGTCGCCGTCGTCCTGGGCGAACAGTTGCTGCCTCAGGTCACCGCCATTACCGGACCTATCGCTAATCTGGCGGACGGCGTCGTCAAGTGGGCCGATACGCATAAAACGGCCGCTGGCTTCCTGATGCAGGCGATTGTCGGCATCGCAGCGTTTAACCTCGCGCTGGGTGGGACTCGATTGGCCATCAGTGGCCTTCTTGGGCCGATGGCGGCGATCAAGAACGGGTTGGCGTGGGTGCGCGGCTTCGGAATAGCGGCGGGCGTGGTCGAGGCCGAAGCTCCGCTTCTGGTCGGCGCGCTCGGCAGTATTGGAGCGGCCGGAACCGCCTTTGGCGAAACTATGGCGGCCGCCGGCGCCTTTATGCTGGCCAATCCCATTATTCTTGGCATTACGGCCGTCGTGGCCGTCATGGCTTTCGCCGCGCCGTGGATCATCAAGCATTGGGGGGCGATCAGCGCCGGCGCGATGGCCTTCGGTCGCTCGCTGATCGACTCTTTCCAGCCGGTTATCCAGCCGGTCATGGGTATAGTGCATTTCCTTGGCGGCGTATGGAATGTGCTGGAGCCGATGTTCGCGACCGGCGTCCGGCTCCTGATGACGGCCTTCCTGAACTTCACGCCGCTTGGACTGATCATTAAGGGCCTGTCGCCGGTGTTCAACTGGCTGAAGACCATCGACTGGCCCGCGCTCGGTAAATTCATGATCAAGGGCATCATCGATGGCGTCTGGCTCATGATGGGGCCGCTCGGCGCGGTGTTTCACAAAGCCGTGGACGCGGGCGTGAAGGCGTTCAAGGATAAGGCGCAGATTCACAGCCCCTCGCGCGTGTTCTTTGGTTTCGGTCAGAATATTGCCGAGGGCCTGCGCCTCGGCATCGCCGGCGGACAAGACGCAGCCGTCCATCAGACCCGGCGTATGGCCGCGGGCGTGGCCGGCGCGATGGCGCTTGTCAGCGCGCCCGCCCTATCCGCCTCGGCTGCGACCGTCACCGACCCATCGCCCGGAATCGTGCGCATGGCGACCATGCCGCTGCCGCCGGTCCGCCTGCCGTCCCTGCCGGCGGAACTACCGCCGCCGCCGTCGACGCCGGGCGCGCCGACGCGCGCGCCGGTCAAGGCTGTGATCGTTCACGCTCCCGCTCCGTCGCCTGCGCCGTATTTCCGGCCGACGGATCGCCCGCCGCCCCCGCCTGCGGCGGGTCCGGTGACCTATAACATCACCATCCATGTCCACGCCGCGCCCGGCCAGAACGCGCAGGCCATCGCCAGAGCGGTGCGCGACGAGCTGGCGCGCCACGCCGCCGACCAACGCGCGGCGGCGCGTTCACGCCTGAGCGACAACGAGGACTGATTCATGCTGATGACGCTCGACACCTTCATTTTCGAGACCGACGCCCTGCCTGTGGCGGAGCTTGCGTCCAGGCTGGCGTGGCGTCACGCCCGTTCCGAGCGGTTTCAGGCCCTGCCGTCGTCGCAATTCGTCGGTGTCGACCCGGAGGAACTGACGATCACCGGCGCGATCTATCCGGGTCAGTTGGGGCGCTTCGCCTCGATCGACACCCTGAAGGCGATGGCCGACGCCGGCGAGGCGTATCAGCTCATGGATGGACAGGGCAATGTGCTGGGCTATTTCACCATCGAGGCGCTCGATCTGAAAAAATCGATGATGCTGGACGACGGCACGCCGCGAAAGGCGGATTTCACCCTCACCCTGAAGCAGGCGCCCGATGCCTGACGTCAACCCGCAGGCGGCGTGGAAGGTCACGTTGAACGGCGATGATCTGACCGACGCGCTGGCGCCGCGCCTTCTGCGGCTCTCCCTGACCGAGAAGCGCGGCGGCGAGGCCGACCAGCTCGATATCTCCATCGACAACGGCGACGGCAAGGTGGCCCTGCCCAAAACCGGCGTCAGGCTTCAGGTGGCGCTGGGCTGGGCGCGCGGCCCGGCCGGACTGCCCATCGGCCTGATCGACAAGGGCGAATACGTGGTCGACGAGCGCGCGATGGAAGGCCCGCCCGACGTCATCACCATCCGCGCGCGCTCCGCGGATCTGCGCGGCAATTTCCGCATCCGCCGCGAACGCAGCTTCGTCGGCCAGACCGTGCAGGCCGTCGTCAGCCTGCTGGCCAGCGAAAACGGCCTGACCGCGCGCATTGATCCCGATCTCGCCAGCCAGACCATCACCGCCCTCGGCCACGGCGCGAAGTCCGACGCGGCCCTGCTGACCGATCTCGGCCGGCGCTTCGACGCCGTGGCCACGGTCAAGGCGGGCTGCCTAATCTTCTCGACGGTCGGCAAGGGCCGGACCAGCACCGGCCTGACGATTCCGCCGCTCACCATCGACCGCAGCCAGACCGGCCCGTACCGATTCGAGGAGGCCGACCGGGGCCAGTACGGCGGCGTCGAGGCCAAGTGGCACAATCTCGCGACCGGTCGGCAGGAAACCGTCCTCGCGGGCGCGAACGACCCCGCGCCGAAGCGTCTGCGAAAAGTTTACGCCAGCGAGCAGGACGCCACGCAAGCCGCCAGCGCCGAATTCAGCCGCATGAAGCGCGGCAAGGCCAATATCAGCTTCCCACTGGCGCTGGGCCGTCCCGACATCTACCCCGACCGCGCCATCGCCCTCACCGGCTGGGCGGCCGAGATCAACGCGCTATCGTGGCTGGTCGACGAGTCGACGCATGAAATGGACGGTCGCGGCGGGCTCGTGACGCGAGTGAGGCTTGAGATGTCCGATTGATGGGCGCGGTTCAGCGCTTGGGGACGTCGACAGCATATTTGCGATCCAGGCTGCATTCCCAGATCGCCAGCGCCATTGTCGCCATCAACCCATAGCCTCCCCAGATGATCAGGCCGGTCAGATAACCGTAGACGCCTATATGCGGGCTGATCGCCATCGCCAGATGGCACACGACGTCGAGAAGTTGAAATGTCGCCGCTAAAAGCGACCAGAGCTGACGCCATTTCACGGATATTAGGATAAAGGAAACCAAGGCGAGGCTGTCGACGATGAGGACGCCGAAACGTATGCCGTGTTGCATATCGACAAGCGGCGTCAGAGCCCAGGCCAACACAAACGTGACGGCGCCCCATTTTTCAGGGGCGCCGCCTTTGATAAAGGCCACTATGCACAAGACCATGGCAAGAAAAGTTACGCACAGGGCAAATATCATTCAGGCCACATCGCGAAGATTGACGACAGCCCGACCCTGTGCCGAAGCTTGGGGCTTATCATAGATCACGCCGTCCATACGGACGTTGGCGCAGCCGATTCCGGTCTTGATTTCGTTGAGGGCCTTATGGACCTCGACGATCTTGCCGCGGGCGTCCGTTAGTATGGTCATAGCGCCGGACAGTTCGATGAACGCAGACTGTCCATACATCACCGACAGATTCGAATTCAGGCGCATGTCGCTGAGATCGCAGGTCAGGCCCGCGACGTCGCGCAAGGCCTTCTCGATTGAATTTTCGGCCTCGATGAGCTTTTGCGTTCCCTGACGCACCATATCGACTCTTTTCATTGTGTCCCCTTTCGACACTGCCTGCCAATTATGCGTCGCGTCTACCGCATTAATCTGGCGACCGTAGTGACGACCTGAAGCGCGCCGACCATGACGACGGTAATGATCGCGAAGAGAAAGACTGAAACAAGTCCCGCTCCCAAGATCAAACCATGCCACTGGAACGTTTTGCGGCTTCTCAGCCAACGCTTGAGCGCGATCCAGCGACCTCCCCATCCGCCGTCAGCCAAGCCGTCGCCGCCACCATCGAAAACACGGTTCTCGCGGGCACTGTCGTCGCGTTGAGCGCTTTCAGCGTGGAGATCGTATCGTCGATGAGGTGCTGTTTCTCCGGTGAGGCCAAAGCCGCCCATGCCAACAGCAGTTCGTCGAAGCTGATGATCAGATAATTGTCGTTCGGTCGTAACATCGTGCTCATGTCCTTGACCTAGCGGCAAAAAATCGTCCGTGGGGATCGGCAATTCCGCCCCTCGGTAATCATTACGGAGGCCCGCTTCGTGCGTTGCCACCATGCGCGCGGCTTCGCGGCTGCTTGACACGCCAAGACGGCGTCGCGCCTCCTCCGTATGCGTGCGAACCGTCTTTTCGCTGATATTTAAAATGCCCGCGACTTCCTTGGCCTGGAAATGCTGCGCCATCAATCTGAGGATTTCTCGCTGCCGCTGAGATAGCCTTTCGACCCCGTTTTCCAAAGTCACGATCTCCGTCAACACCGAATGGTTAACGATCAAGACACATCGACCGCAGGTTTCAACTCGTAATTTATGACAAGAATTTCAATCCTGGGGGTAACCTGCTTGCCAAGTGCAACGCAAAAGGATAACCGGTTATAAATCTATCTGAGGTTTATTATTGTGCCCCGTCCCAATGCCGTACAGCCTGATCTGTCAATAACGCCCAGCCAGCCCCATGCGGTCGATCTGCATGTGGGTAGCCGCATTCGTATGCGTCGCAAATTTTTACACATGTCTCAGTCTGATCTGGCCGACGCCATAGGGCTGACCTTCCAGCAGGTGCAAAAATATGAACGTGGCGCCAACCGCATCAGTTCGTCGATGCTGTATCAGGCCGCAGTCGCACTGAAGGCTCCGGTTTCCTATTTCTTCGACGGCTTCGAAGAGGTTTCCGACTTTGAGCAGACTTCCGAAAGCGAGGACGCCATTAATCGCTTCCTGCGAACTTCGGAGGGTCTTGAGCTTGCTGAGAATTTTCCCCGCATCAGCAGGGGGGGGCTGCGCCGGAAACTGCTCGACCTGGTCAGAACGCTTGGCTCTGGCGAGGATTAAACAAGGCCGAAAAATTCGCCGCCCGATTCCCCGGCGTCGCCGCATTGACGATTGAGCGCGTCAATCCGCTTGTTCAGCCAGCGATTTAAGATTTCCTGAAAGATATCCTCGATCTGTTCGACGGCGTCGTCCTCGCCGATTTGCGCAGCCAGGCTCCTTATCTGATCGATACGTTTAAGCAAGATTTCAGCAGCCTGGTCATCCGTCAGTCGAGATGCGCCCATTTTTTTTGCCTCCCACTCAAAGCCAAGCAGATCGCTTCCTGCTCCGGATGCGTAGGAAAGCATGAATCTCAAAATGCAACCAAGCGTTTTATTTTTGCTCGGAAAAAATCTTCGGTGTGAGACACCGATTTTATCCCCGCCTGTCGGCCTACTGGTATTATCGCGCCAACCGGAGGCCCGCATGTCCGCAATCCAGCCAAGAAACGCGATTAAGACCCTGCTGCAAAAACTTGTCACAGGCGCGATAGACAGGCCCAGCGCTGCCGCAGCGCTGGGCGCCTACTGGCCCCACCCCATGCGCGCAGGAGCCAGCGCCCTGACGGTGTCCTATATCCGGCACATGGTCGATGACGTCGCCGACGGCGCAACTGACGTCGATCTCGCAACGACGGGCCTGCTCGAAAGCATCCTCGCCAGTGGTTGCGGTCGACATGGCCTGTACCCAACCGCGCCAGTGAAGGCCACTAAGGCTCATGCTCGCTCACCTCGGTAAGTGGCTTTGTGGAGGGCACGCCATCGTCAGGCCCTCGATCATCGACGCCTTGTCGCCCGCCAGTTCCGCCGCGGCGGCCAAGATGATCAACTGCACTTTCTGACCGTTGTCGTTGGCGGCCTCGCTCATAGCCGTGAGCGCCCGGCGCATCGCGCACGCGATACGACCCACATCCTCCGCCGCCGTCTCAATATCCGTGATGAGAATGGTGGACATAGAGTTTCCCCTCCGCTAATTGCTCCCCCTTTGTTCCAATTGTGGCCGGGCGAGTCAAGCCGGGCGCGCGTCGACATCATCGCGATTCATGAGGGCAAGGCCAATACGGTCACCATCGGCCTGCGCGGGCTGGTCGGCCAGCTTTTCAGAGAAGACAACGTCCACAAGACGAAGCGTGGCATGGCGGCGAAGATCCGCGACGGCCTGTTCGCGGGCGGTAAAGCCTACGGCTATGTGCTTGACCCGGCCCGTAAAGGCCACGCCTCTATCGTCGAGGCCGAGGCCGACGTCGTGCGCCGAATCTACCGCGACTACCTGGCTGGCGTCAGCCCGCGCCAGATCGCCCATCAACTCAATGCGGAACACGTTCCCGGCCCGCGCGGCGGGCCGTGGCAGGCATCCGCCATCTACGGCTGGCCGAAGCGCGGCACCGGCATATTGCGCAACCCGATCTATGACGGCCGACTGGTGTGGAACCGGATGAAATTCGTCAAAGATCCCGACACGGGCCGACGCGTCTCCCGACCGAACCCGCCCGAAACATGGGAGACGCTTGACGTCTCGCAGCTGCGTATCGTAGCGGCGGCGGATTTCGCCGCCGCGCAGGCCATGAGCGCCGGCCGTGTGCGGACCCCTTCGGAGGCCGCGCATCTTAAGCGCCCGAAGCGGCTGCTGTCGGGCCTGCTGAAATGCTGCGCCTGCGGCGGGGGCATGTCGGTGGTCAGCGCCGACAAGAGCGGCCGGCAACGTGTTATCTGCACCACCCACCGCGAGCGCCGGGCGTGTCCGGCGCCCAAGACCTATTATGTCGACAAAATCGAAGCGCTCGTGATCGAGACGCTACGCCTCAACCTGACCCAGCCTGACATGCTGGTCGAATACGTGACCGCCTATAACGAGGCGCGGCGGGAATTCGTGAGAGACGCCGGCGCGCGTCGGCGGACGCTGGAGAAGCGCGCCGCCAATCTCGACGCCTCGATCGAGCGCTTGCTTGACCACATGGCGGCAGGCACGGAAGATGCGCAGCGCATGGGCGACCGCATGAAAGCCCAGCAAGCCGAACTGGACGAGATCAGGGCCGAGATCGCGCTGGAGCCGCCCATTGACGACGTCGTCACTCTGCATCCGGCCGCTATACGCCATTATGCGGACCAGCTCTACGGCCTGAAAGGCGCGCTCGATGCCGGCGATGCTGTTTCGGCGCGTATGCACAAGGCCATCCGCGACCTCGTGGCCTCCGTCACGGTCGCACCCGGCGACCAGCGCGGCGAGGTGCGCATCGCAATCGCTGGCAAATTAAGGCTTTTGCTGGAAAACGTCGCCCCGGCACCGGAAGTGTGGGGATCGATGGTTGCGGGGGCCAGATTTGAACTGACGACCTTCAGGTTATGAGCCTGACGAGCTACCGGGCTGCTCCACCCCGCGTCACCAAGAATACGGGCGGATGAGCGCAGCCCGGTTTGTTTTTTGCTTTGCCTGTTCGGCGGGCGCCTCACAGGCGGGGCTGCTCCACCCCGCGTCACCAAGATAATACCGTGTGTGCGCAGCCCGGTATTTTTGCTTGCGGGTTTTGTTTTCACAAAACCTTGGGCTGCTCCACCCTGCGCGGCGCGGCAGCGGGTATTAAAAAACCGGGCGGGCGTGTGGGCCTGCCCGGTTTGGGTATGTAACTGAAGGGTATTTTTCCTGTTTTTGGTAGACCTGGCGACGACCTACTCTCCCGCGCCTTAAGACGAAGTACCATCGG